ATGATTAACAAAGACTTACAATTAACAAATAATCATAGAGTGGGGCAGGCGCAATGCGCTTTAAACCATATATTCCAAAAGGTTTATCAATCAGCAGCTAACGGTAAATCCTTTGCATACATCACTGATTTTGGTTTTTTAGATTTAAATCGGGATGAGTTTTGTACAAACACGCCACCATTAGTGCGTGATGTTCTGGTTGGTCTATTCAGATACAACATCAAGCACAAAATCACTTCACGCGGCTTACGCGTATCAATTCCTCGCTTTTCTATCCCGTCCCTTAATTCAAGGGGAAGGGCATGAACACGACCAAACTAAATACCGACATAACCACGCGCGATATCATTGATGTCATGTTAGGGCGCAAACTGCGCACGCTTGACGTTATTGCGGAGTTGGAAAACAAATTTGGTGCCTGTGACCGCAAATTAATCAGAAACCGCATCGACAATATGCGTGCTTCAAAAAGCGTGGACATTGAAGTCATTGAAAAACAGGACTATGACGCGCGTGTAAAATTCTGGCATTTGAAAGAGGTTAAGGACTGTTATTTCCGCCAATCATCGCTGACGCGGCACATGCGCCGTGGTTTGCCTGCAATCATTAAAGAACGGAAAAAAAGAGAGTACCCGCGCCCCAAATTTACCCCTGAAGAAATGAATGTTTGTCGATTGGCAAGGGCGGCGCATGCTCTGTGGTCTACCGGTGTGTGGGTTGCACCAAAGCTGGTGGAAACCGGCAAGAAGGGGGAGCAAAACACACCCGTGATTAATAACACCTATTCGCGTTACTCCAATAATCATCAAACAAACAACAGGACTTCCCAATGGAACACAATTTAAAGATTGCGCCGATTCACTTTGCGCCGGTTGCTGACGGTTTAAAACATGCAGAGTTACGTATCAGCGACCGTGATTATAAAAGCGGTGACCAAATCACCCTTAATGAATACCAGGGTGGTTTTACCGGTGAATCTGTTGACGTAGTCATCACGCACGTTGCGGATGTTGGATTTATCGTTCCGGGTTATGTGCTTCTGAGTATTGAGCTAATAAATAAAGGAGAAGCCTCGCAAGGGCATTAAACATCATGGCTAAAACTGAATTGCAGTTATTAAACCGGGCATTTCGCAAGGCAATGAAAAGCTGGCTTGGTAAGCCTGGTGGATTTAAGTCTAAGCGAGAATGGCGGAGCTGGTGCCGCGAAAATGCCTGCGCACTTGAGTCAATACGTAGCATTGAAGGTATTGCGCCACACGAAGAAATACACGACCAATATGATGCTGACAGCGTGGTTATTGAAGAAATGAGCAACTGGTAAGGGGCTTAAGAAGAATGGCTACAGTATTAAATTTAGATGGTGACGGCCAATGAGTGAATCAGTAATCAATTTTCGCTGTGACCGTGATATCCATGAGCGCGCCAAAACGCGCTTAACTGTAGGCGCGGTTAAACTTCCTGACATGCTACGCCTTGCGGTTAAGTCTATCGCGAATGATGACGGCACCGTCTTTGGTGAAGTGCTTAAAGAGTGCGGCAAGGATTATGCGGTCGGTATCAATTCCGCCTGGTTGTATTACAAAGCACATGAATTATTTACCTATGATGATGGCGCGCTATATCGAAAAAGCAATAAGGGTGCTGGTATGTGTGGCGCACCGGTTGACCTTGTTAACCGGTGTGGTGTTTCTTGCGTCGTCATTAACAGTGAGCTTTATCCGGTTAAGGATGTTATCTGGTTGATGTTTTACGGACATGTATCAGGTGATGTGATTTGTCTTGATGGTAAAGACTTAAAAATAAGCAATTTGATTGCAGATAATGAGCACGCTAACACCGTTAAAATAAACCACCAAATAACGAGTGAAGAACGTGATTTAATTAAATCAGGAAAAATGCGCGCACTGGTGGTGGATACCAATAAGTTTGACCGCATTAAACGCGGTTGCGTCGAGTTGCTTTGTAACACAGGTGAAACATTCTATTTTATCCTGACCGATGAAAAAGGCTGGAGAGGGACACGCAGCGCTATATACGCACAAAGAATAGAGTTAAATAAATTTATTATCAGTATTTCATAGGGTAGAAATCTACCCGTCACGATTAATAATTGATATTATGAGGGGGTCTAAAATGAGGCTTCTGGTTATGATTAATGATGCTGTTAAAAAACTGCAAAAAGAAAAGCGCGTCCTGACGCTAGGTCAATTAGTTGATGCGATTTGCAGTGGCCAATTGCGCAATGAATGCGGGTTAGATCGTCACGCGTTTGCGCAGTTGGTCGGGACGACACGAAAAACAATCCGAGGATATGAGGCCTGGGAGGTTGCACCGCGCATGGGTGATATTTTCAGCATAGCAACATCACTTGGCATCAAGCTACAAATGCCGGGGGCGCATGATGGAAGCAACTGAAACGGATATCAACACCAGCCTCACGGCGGAAATTCTGGCCATTGCTGAAGCGCGCGCGGTATCTGAAGGGTTGCAAGGTAACACCTTGACCCGCCACCGCAGCGCAATAAAAGCCCTGACTGATACGCTAAATGGATCCACTGTGCGCCTGGTTCGTCCTGGTCGTTGGGTGTCACTGTACGCCCGCGAACCTTCCACCAGCACGCTTACATCAAACATGAAGTTTGTTGCATCTATTCTGGAGTGGACAGAGGCGCGGGGTTATCCGCAAGCGGATTTTTATCTACGCATTGCGCACGCCATACGCCAGGCACTGGCGGTTAAGGCATGATAACGGATGTGCTTTTAAAGATGGCAGAACGGCGCGGAAAAGACCGCGCCTTAAGTCAGGATTCAATTACGCGCGAATGCCACGCCATCAACAGCACACGTCCTGTGTTATGTCTTGGTGTTCGCGCCGCCTCGCATCCTGATTACTGGAAGCGGCACGCAGAAAATCGCATAACGGAAGGGCGCGCGGCAACGACAGTGCGTGCCGAACTCAATTACACTGCCGCTGTGCTGGAATGGACGGTCAGGGGTGATATTGACCTGAAAGTGATGACCCCCGCATCCGCAATGGCCATTTCTGAAGCCATAAGACAAACCGCGCAACAGGTGAGTAAACGGGTAAAACGGTATCCGTCATTGGCAAAACCTGCACGCGTCAGTATCGATGAGTTTAGCGAGACAGCGCGCCAGATTGAAGGTTTGAGAAGCCCGCATAAAGAAATATGCGCTATGGCGTTATGTTTTGGTTTGCGCGCCACTGAAGCTGTTAAATTGCGCCAGTCATCATTATTGGATAGCGGGATGTTGTTTATACCAGACCGCACTACTAAAACGCGAGCGAATTTATTATTGCCAATTCCCGTTAAATACATTAAGCAAATTAAAGGCTGGCTTGATAATATCGAAATGGGAGCCGCGACATATTCCGCGACCTATATGTATATAAACCGAAAAGGGTTTAAATGGTGCTTACATGATATGCGTAAAATGTTCAGGACAAAGGCAGCGGTAAGGGGGGAGGATTATTTAGCTAGTGAGTTAATTCTTAATCATGAAATAAAAGACGTTCCCAATGTATACCTACAGAAGCCCCCATATAAAAGAATGCGTGACGCATTACTCCACGCGTTGAACGATTACCGCAACGCACAGCAGTAGCCAAACCATCCAATCACATTGACCGCCTGAAGGCGGTTTTTTTTCGCCTGAAACCCATCAATCAAAGGTTAAAGAAATGTTGCTCGAAAACGCGCATTCACCTGTTAATTGTAGTGAATAAAATGTTGCTAAATTGTTCTGTTGATAACTTTTAGTGGCTCACAGATAAAGAAAATAAAACAGTGGTTGCACAGGTGAGAGCGGCCAAAACAATAGAAATAAATATAATCATTTAAAACAACGAGTTGTGGTGATTGCTTGTTTTCTGGTTAATAAACCACCTGTTTACAGGCGTTATATTATTTTTTTCAGCTTAGTCCGTCACTAAAAGAATAATACGCCCAATTAAAACCGATAAATCAGTGTATTGGCGGGGTGTTATATGTGGAGGGGGAACACTTAACATTGATTCAGGGTAGCTAAATTCGGATAACAATCTACCCATTCAGACGGGAGTATTAATAAATGTTTCTTGAAATTACATTTTCGGGAAAAAAAGCATCGTTCTGTGTGGTAAAAAAATCAGTTAAATCAATTCAATAAAAGCAATGTGGCAATTTTTAACATGAAATCATCACGTATTTGTTTCTGTTATCAGGTCGTACCAGTCATTTTACCCCCTTGACGCGCAAATCCGCTGCCGCTCGGCGTGGGCGAAGGTCGAGACAGCTACGGCCACGTCAGATATTAATTTTCATCCGGGATTGTGTCAGGCCTGATGCCACGGGCTTTCATTGCGACTCGCATATTTATGCAAACACTGACTCGGTAATAAATCTACCCGCTATGCGTCGTTACATTTATCAGGGGTGTGTAGTGGAAGCGGGCGCGGGTGCGTTTTGTTCGTCAAAAAGTTGGCATGGAAATTATTACCCACAGGGCAATCCAGTATTCATGCGGGCTGGCGTGGGGTTGACGAGGTCAGAAAAATAAGCAGGTGGGGTAAAACAGGGCGGTTATACACAGCGCCCCTGTTTTCTGTCTTGTCGTGTGTCACCTGACGGCTAATAACGTAGATGTTGTCATTGCTCCGCTAACCATAGGGAGTAAATGAAAATGGCCTGGGGGCGAATTTTTCAAATCACCATTAATTGTACAACCGGCGAAACCATCACCATTGATGACGTGGATTGTGATTTCTCTTGTGTGCGGGATAAAGAACCACAACCCAACGAGGCTGAGTTAACGCTATGGGGTATTACTGCTGATACACAAAACCAGATAGCCGTATCAGGTAGCACAATCAGTGTAGCAGCGGGTTACCTTGATGAAGGTCTATTGACTCTGACACAGGGTGAATTGATATCAGCGGTAACGGTCAAGCCTGCGGAGGTTTACGGGTTACGCATTAAGTTTTATGAATCACTTATTCCTTACCGCGCATCGGTAACCAAACGGTCTTTCAAAAAAGGGCAGAGTCTGGCGGACGCCGTCAGGATGGTTGCCAGTGATATGGGGCTTGGCTGTCAGGTGTCCAAAGGTGCCGCAGCACTAACCCTGGAAAAGCCGGTGTCAGGCGTGGCGCTCTCGCGTGATGTGCTTAATAGCTTGTGCAAGCCGGTTAATGCTGGATGGTCTATCCAGTACCAGTCATTGCAGGTGACTGCGGGGGATTCACTGACACAGGGTTCCGCGCTGTTTTCACCTGACAGCGGTCTTTTAGGTGCACCAGTGTTGAAGCTACACACGCCACGCCGCCACAAACATAAAAGTACATCCACCACATCCACGACCAAAAAGAAAAAGTCTTCAGTCGCTACTTATCCGTGGCCACCAAAAAACTCTCATACCGATTACACCAAAGGCGCACGCCGTCAGATTGGCACCATTGAGGCTATTACGTGGCGTTCAGTCCTGCGCGGTGGCGTGGAGATAGGCGACAAAGTGCAGCTTGAATCACCGTCTTTGGGTCAGGAGTGGTGGGTCACCATTACCAAAATTACGCACCGTTTCGGCACAAAAGATATGAGCGTATGGGAATCACAATTTGAAGGGGTCATTGAATGAGAGCAGGTAGTCAGGTCAGCGCCATTGTTAATCAGGAACTCGCTTCCGCAATATTTAGCCTGGAAGCAACGATTGTGTCCGTGGCTGGCGGGAAAGCAGTTGTTCAACCAACAGCGCGGCGCATTTTCGGTGATAACGATGAACCGTATGAATACGAAGCCATAAGTGATGTGCGGCTTTTGTCGCTGGTCTGGAATAGCAGCAAGTCTGGTATTAGTGGTGAGGTTAAGGCCGGTGATAGCTGCCTGTTGATTGCGATTTCCCACAGTGACGCACAGGAGCCAGACCATAAAACGCTATCAGCTTGTGCGGCCATTACCGGATTTAACGACATGGCCACACACACCATGCCGGATAGCGTGGGGATCCGAATTTATCACGTTGCCGCAAATATCACCCTCGATGACAACAACATCACGGTTGATAACGGAGGCGGGGCAAAGCTGGTGCTGGATGGTGGGGGCATAACGCTTGATGCGCCAGCGGGTTTCACCGTCAACGCCAACACACAGATAAACGGCAACGTTGGCATTGCGGGTGACATGACCACCACAGCGGGCGCAGGCGGTGGAAGTGGTCGGGCGGCGTTTGCAAGTGATGTCCAGATTAATGGCACCAGTGCGGCTGTTGACCACGTTTCAAACGGTATTAGTGGCAGCGGACATAAACACAAAGAAAACGGTGACGGTGGCGGCACAACTGACGCACCGCAATAAAAGGAATGAATAAATGAAACTTAGCGAGCAGGCCGCAGCGGTGGCGTTTGATAACGGCGGTTTTTTACAGGCAGGTGACGCAACCTTCAATTTTAAGCCAGGTGATGTGATTGAGGTTACGCACCGTATCGGGCTTGCAGTGATGGGCGTTGAAACCTGTCCCATGTTCGATGCGCCCTTAAGCATGGTGCTGGCCAATTGTCGCCAGGCTGATGATGGTTGGGTGCCTTATTACAGCGATGTGATTTATGAAACGGCACATCAGGCAGCACTCGCACAAATGCTGAATGATGCAGGGGAAGGGTTTAACCCCGATGATCTTTTAGATTTTCAGTCGCTGGATGCGTGGGTGTCAGTCATCACCGTAAAGCAGGTGACAAACTATGCAGATAAACAGTGAGCAATACAGGGCAGCGCGTGACGGCCACTTCTTTTCACGCATTACGCCGCTGAATGGTGAGCCGGTGACCCTTAACATGCCAACCCCGCGCGGGCGTCGTTTTTTGCCCGTGGGTAACGTCAGTGAAATAAAGGATTTGGGGCAGGGTAAATGCCTTGTCCGCATCGCAAATCTTGAGCCTGTGCAGGGGATTTACTCATGATGGATGTTTTGCAGGACAAAGACGGGGTCATCATGAAAGACGGTGACCTTGTGCTTGATGGCGGCGTTGATGGTGTCGCACAGCAATGTGAAATACGCATTGGCACCAACAAGGGTGAATGGTGGCTTGATGAGTCATTAGGCATTCCGTGGTTCTTTGGTGTGTTGGGTCAGAAGCTACCCGCAACAATTGTAGCAAAAATGATTGCTGATGAAGGCATGAAAACAGATGACGTGAGGGATGTTGTCATCACGCGTGCGGCCAACGTCTCCGGGAAGATGGTTGTGATGTTCGATGTTCACACCGGGCAGGAATCAAAAGGAGTCACGGTTAATGGCAATTGAATTAGTCAGTGATAACGGCTGGCGTGGTGCGCGTTTGCCAGAGATACGCGGTCAGATTTACGCATCCTTGCGCGCCTTGTTGGGTAACATTTCTTCTGACGGTGATGCAGTCATTGGTCAGATTATCGCGGTATCGTCTGAAGATGATTTACAGATTATCGAGGCGATGGGCTGGATTTTCGGCGGCTTTTATCTGTCACAGGCTGAAGGCGCACAGTTAGATGGTGCCGGTGAATGGTTCAACGTAACCCGGTACGGCATGACGCAATCGTCCGCGCGGGTTGTGTACTTGTTGAAACCTGATGGTGTAGTGACTGCCGGTGATAGTTTTAAAGTGTCGGGCATTGATGGTGATTGGCTGGTGTCTACAACTGAATCAGCGGATCCAAATTCTTGCACAGGGCTTGTTCTGTCAGTCAAAGGTTCTGCGCTTGTTGATGGCAATACGTTCGTCATTTCTGTTAATGGCACTGAATACACCACACAGTTTGAAGCAGGTGACACATCAGACACAGTGATTGCGCGCCTTTATGGTCTGGCCATAGCGGGTGATAGCGCAATGACAACCATGCAGACGGCTTATGGGGAAATGTTGTTTGTGGCCGATGGAGTCAGCTTGGCGCGCTTCTCGTTTACGGCGGATGTGTATGATGTTGTACGGGCGGGGATGCCTGTTGTTGCCTGGTACGACTCAGAAACGGACTTTCCTGTTGTGGGCTATGGTGACGTGGTCAGTGATGACGTGCTTGTATTGGCCAACGGAAGTCAGGGTTTTTTGATTGAAGATGATGAGCGCTACCGCGCCAGACTAAAGGCCGCTGCCGCAGCGCGTAAGTCATCGATTGGGGCTTCACGTCCAGGTATTAAAGCCTCGGTGCAAGCAGTAGAAGGCGTGTCTTTTTGTGATGTAAATGTCAATCGCGGTATTGAAACTGATGTAAATGGATTACCGGGTAAAACCGTTCAGGTGTTTGTTGCAGGTGGTGCTGATGATGATGTTGCACAGGCTATATATAGTGCTGTGGCTGGCGAAGCGGGAACGTTTGGCGGCAGTTATGGAACGGCCACAGATGGCGACACCACAGAAACGATGTATTTTACCCGGCAGGCGTACCAGTCTGTTTATGTGGCGGTGTCTGGTGATGCATGGGATGCAGAGACAACGGGCAAGCCGGTTGATTATTTTTCTGTTGCCCGTTCGGTGATTGAGGATTATTTCACATCACTTATCGTGGGGCGTGATGTCTATGCGCGCCAGCTCGAATCTAACCTTATTGTTGCCCTGCCAACACTTACAGACATTACGGTCAGCGTGGGTGTGTCGGCTAACCCTTCAGGGCGTTCCGTTGCCATTGCAGACGGTGCAATTGCTGTGACGAATGATACGTTCATTACCATTGAGGGTGAATGATGAAGCCTTTTATCATTTCACCTGACGCGCTGGCCAAAGCTCGCTTTACGTCCAAAGTGCGGCTAACGAACAACATCAAACTGATAACAGGTCTCCGGGCTAACCATGACTCGATGGTTGCCGCACTTGATTACCTTGAAACGGGTTCAAAACTATCCACGTCTACGGGCGTCATGCTTGATGCATGGGGTGAGCGTTACGACTTACCCCGTGCAGGCATGGGTGATGATGAATACCGGCAGAAAATGCAGGCGCTATCATCCGGGTTGACTTCATCGCAACAGAGTAGACCGGCATTGGGAAAATACATCGCCAGTGTCTATGGGGTGAGATGGCTACCGCTCGGCGGTGTTGTTTCGCCTGCGGGTGCGTTGGGTGGCGTGTTTAACCGCGCGCCCCTTGACCGAATGATTTACGTGCAGTGTGGGCGGGATGCGCCAAATATTGGATTACCCGAATCAATGGTCAGCGCCACATTTGCCGGTGACATCTACAGCACGGCCACACGACCTAACAGCAAAATGACAGACAACGCCCCTATGATGCCGGGTAACGTCTTTGCGTCGATGTGGGGAGGTCTGGAGTACGTCAAAACAAATCGCGCAATCAGGGTCAGTGCAGGGGTCACAATCAGGGTCAGTGCGGGTAAATCGGTACTTACAAGGCAACACACCAATGAGGTGATTAGTCTCGATGCGATAAGCCCAAATAATACCCTGGCAACATATAAACCAATCGAGGTGACAAATGGATAGCTGGGCGGAAAGTGATATTTCATACCCGTCATTAAACGCGGACACACCGAACAAGCAAGAACCCGCACAGGAGATGCAGGCGTCAGGCTTTGTGCCAACGTACATGGACAAAGGCGGCAATCTGGTTATTGGTGATGCGCTGACCGCGCAGCATATGAATTTTATCTTGTGCGACTTGTACCGCAAATACACCGCAGCGCTTGCCCGTATTGAAACGCTGGAGGGTGGCCAGTGAATAAGTTTGCTTACATCCTGCGAGCATATCCGTTTACCGGGGGCGATTACCCATCAAGTGAAGCACCGGCAGCAACGCTACAGCAAAATGGTTTTAAGCCCACATTTGTTAATCCTGACGGCACATTTTCGGCAGGGGATCCGGTTGAGTACAAACACCTGAATTTTATTTTTAATGACCTGTATGCGAAGGCCGCAGACATGGAAAGCAGACTGACAAATCTTGAGGGGGAATAAGTGGCTTTAACAGATGACGAACTCATTGCCATCAGTGACTTACCGGTTGGCAAAAACGACAATAGCAACACGCAGCCTGATTTAATCACATTGCATGAAGTGAGAGGCACCACGGACAGTGTGTTTGCGCTGCCATACCAAAACACCAACATAGATGTTTTTGGTGGTGGTGCGGCTGGCCAGTGGGCGCTTAACTTTCAAAACCCGCTTCAGCGTGTAGTGCTAGACCTTGAAATTTATTTTGGTGGACGGTCAGTAGAAAGCACGCCGCCGAACTTGTCCGCACTCACGCTGACTCTGACCGGGTTTTCCAGTGGCGTGATATTTGCACCGGCAACAACCTACGACGCCGCAGCGCCAGATAACTATTTTGGGCTGACGGTTACAGGTCTTGCGCCGGTTATAAAGTTAGGGGGGAAACGTCGCCGCCTGGAGCAATCAGGACAAGTGATTATTCCGTTGGTGGCTGTGTTGCTGTCTGAAAACCCGCTGACCACACAGGAAGTGGCGCAGGGCTTCAGAACGCTATCAGTGGCACTGAAGCGGACAGACGAGTCACAAACAAGCGTCGTGCCGATTCTCGGCGGCATGGTCTACAGCAACCCGCTACCGTCAGCCCGTGACGGCGCACTTGTGAGAATGAGTTAACGTAAAAGAGCTAAAAGTAAAAAATACAAACCTTAGATTTGTTACTAACAAAATGAAGGTTTGCAATAAATGAAAATGATTACCCGTAAAAAGCCCGCATGGGTGGACTTACACCAGACAGGTGTTTTGACGCGAATTGTGGCTATAAAAACAGAGGACGGCGGATGGCGTTTGTTTGGTGTGTGGCGTGACAGAGATATTGCTGTATTTGTGGAAGCGGCGCGTGGCGGGATTAGGCAATGGTCAGGAATAAACTTCCTTGCTGATTTCTGCGAAGGTTGCGGGATATCGGTGTGGGAGGTTCATAACAAGACAGATAAGAAAAAGCCCACATGACGTGGGCTTTGCTTTATGTGGCATCAGATGAAAGACCTAGCTTCTCGGCTAGACGGTGTAGGGCGCAAATGCTAATAACTTCCTCCGCATCCGCTGCAAATTCTGGCCAATGGGCGGCGATAAAACCGGAAATCAATTCAGCTTCTTCTTTGGTTAATGTCACGTCGTACCCCTTATAAAGATAAGAGGATTTTTCACCCTATAACCACACCATTCAAATAGTTATTACAGATCAATTATGCAATATTGATCGTTGTGACCGATCAATTGGATATAGGCGATTCTGGCCATTCAGGTTTGACGCTATCAAGGTTTGTATTGAGCACATCAACGGTGTAGCGCTTAATCAGTTTGAGTGTGTCAATTTGCTTTGTTGTAGCGGCATCAATATCAACCGCCGCCTGAAGTGGGAAGGCCATTGACGCGGCTTCACGCAACCTGCTTTTTTGTTCGCTCTGGTTATCTTCCTTAATCTCTTTTTTTGTTCTCACTTTGGGCGTAACTTTCAGCCATTCCATTTGACCTGTTTTATTGTTGTAGTTCGGTACGCTGCTGGCAGGTGATGCCCCGTAGAAATTAGCGTATTCATCGTCACAGATGCGCACCAGGTCATCAGGTAACGTGCCGCAGGATTTGTAATAGCGCAGGCTTTTAACTGGATAAAAAGCCCGTGTTTTATTGCTGAATAATTGGCTATGCATGCGTTAGTACCCCGCCACAACAAAAGAAAATGTGCCGCTACAGTTTTGCGTATGAAGATTAAAAGAGCTTGCAGATGTGGGTGTTGCTGTCCACCATGAATCTTTATCAGAGCCACCACTTCCCGAAAATGACCCACCGATACCTAATATCCCGTTAGGGAAAGCGGCTGGAAGATAAATATTAACGTCAGGGTTAGACGTTGAATTACTGTATACGCCGCCGATACATTGCAAATAAACCTGTCCGTTATCGTGGGTGTAATACGCAGAATTACTACCCGTTGTCGTTTTACCGGAAGGGGGCGGGTTGTTTGGTGAGTACACGCGTACCCCCGGCGTATCGTATAATCCATTACCCGCCTGAATTAATCCTGCATTACTGATATTTCGTCCGGAGTAAATATCCTGTGTAGCACCAAAAGAGCTATTTACAGTAACATGCCCATCAGACTGGATATCTACTGATGGCCCCTGTCCGGCTCGCAGATGTAGGGTTTTATCATCTGAGGCATAGACCAGCCCCACTTCCTCGCCTGATGCGTTATGAAACCATAAATGTTTATTCCCACCGCCACGTATATAGATAGCGTTTTGAGCTAACTC